CAAAATACTGATAATATCGGTATTATGAATATGCCAGTTATTCAGGATGAAAAAGAAACTCAACCTGAATTTGGCATTATTGCGATGAAAAAATCAATCACTTTTGAAGTGAGTTATTACCAATCAACTGTTAATAATATTGCTCAAAAAGCCATTGAAAGTGCATTTATGTCAGTTACGGTTAATTAATTTAAAGGAGAATCAAAATGGCAGTAGGACAAGGACAACCATCAGTAATTAATGGTGCAACAATCACAGGCAGAGGAATTAAAAACGTCCTCAACATTTCAACAAACACATTGGTAAAAGGCTCACAAGGTCGCATCGCTAACGTAAACGTAACTACCGCAGGTTCTGGCGCAGGTGCAGTTTATGATGCCGCTTCTGTTGCAAGTATTACTACTGCAACTGCCGCTTCTAAATTGGTTGCAGTCATTCCAAACACAATTGGCGCATACTCAATTGATTTCCCATGCCTTACAGGTATCGTAGTTGAGCCTGGAACTGGTCAAGTTGTTTCTGTAAGCTACAACTAATTAAGGAGGCATTATGCCTAATATTGTTAATGTTTCGGTCACTCAGCAGGTTGCGAGTGCGCCATCAACTTTGCAAAGAACAGGTGCAATTGTTAGCCAAGGCGGTACAACCTTGGCTTCAGGTACTACTCAATTATTGACTTCAGTTAGCGGTTTAAATAGCATTTTAAGTGGTGCTATTACTCTTTCCGCTATGACTTGGAGTGCAAACGTAGTATCAGCAACAACTGCAACTCCTCATGGTATTCCAAACGGTCAAATAGTATCTGCAATAATTACTGGCGTAACTCCATCGGGTTACAACGGCACTTATCAAATTACTTCAACTGGTGCTAATACATTTACTTATGCTTTAAGCGTTAACCCTGGTAGCTCAACTGTTCAGGGTGCGGTTACTTTGTCCGATGTTTCAGAATTGGTTGCACAAGTTACAACTTATTTTGCACAAGGCACAGGAAATGCGGTTTATGTACTAGAACTTGGAACTGGTTCACCTGCGGCGGGTGTAACGGCTTTAGAAGCCTACATTGCTAACCCAACGGTTAAGTTTTATAGTTACTTGTTACCTTTGCAGTGGGATGTAGAAACAACTGCGCCAACAATGGCTAGGTTGTATGTCAGCACGACTTCTGAGTTATATTTCTATGTAACCACAACAACTGCTACTTACACCAATTGGACAGGTATCAAATCAGTATTTGCAACACTTCAAACCCCAACTGCTCCAGTTACAGAATTTGATGCGGCGGCGATGTTTGCCATTACTTTGGGATACAACCCAGGTAGTTCCAACCTGGCTTCACCGCTTGAGTACACATTCTTATATGGCGTAACTCCTTATTCAACTCTAACAAATGCGCAACAAACTTCTTTGAGTGCGGTAGGTGTAAACTGGGTTGGAACAGGCGCACAAGGTCAAATTAGCAATACTTTGATTCAAACTGGTAGTTTCATGGATTTAAACCCATTTAACTATTGGTATTGCGTTGATTGGTTATCAATAAATGTCTCAATAGCACTTGCGGCGGCAATTATCAACGGTAGCAATACACCAACAAATCCTTTGTATTACAACCAAGCAGGTATAAATACCCTGCAAAAAGTTGCACAAGCTACGGTTAATAGTGGTATTTCTTTTGGTTTAATACTTTCACCCGCAACGGTCAATGCAGTATCATTCCAAACGTATATTACTCAAAACCCAAGCAATTATGCGGCAGGTATTTATAACGGTCTAAGTTGCACATTTGTGCCACTCAGAGGATTTACATCTATTACCATTTACTTGACTGCAAGTAATATTCCAGTTTAAGGAGCAATAAATGTCAAATCCACAAGTCGTACAAGGTACACTAAATAGACTACTTGCAAGCGTAGTATTTGCCAACTTTACCAACCTAAACGTAACTTCTGCTTACCTTGCAAAAGAAGCGATTAGCCTTGGTTTTGATGGCGACACTTCCCAGTTGATTGGCACTTTAACAGGTGCGGTTACAAGCCCAGAGCCTTACATTTACGGCACAGTAACCATGCACTTGTTAAGAACCCAAGCACTTGGAAACGCATACAAGCAACAAATTGAAACAAACACAACAATGGGTTCAGTTACTGTAATACCTGATTCTGTTGCTTTGAGTTCGTTCCAGTTGAACAATTGTGTTTTATCAAGTATTCAAGAAGTAGCTTTTGACGGTACACAAGCGGGTTTAATCGTTCGTTTGCGTGGCGTTTATAGTATCAACTCAAGTTTATTTGCAATCGGTTAAAAAGGATAAATTGTGAAAATCGACAGAAATCTGAACCTAGTGATGCAAGTTCAGACTGGTCGAAACGGATTGGTTTATATTCATTCCGCTTCAATTAGTCGATCTGTATTTGAGCAGTTTTACCTTGAATTGGGCAAAGTATTTAGTCAATGCTTTGATTCAATTAACCAGGCGCATTTGGCTTTATCTGCTCCCCAACTTGCTTATCCTGCCTTGAAGTCTTTGGCTATAAAGGCGGGTAATTGGGATGGAAATGGTGGCGTTAAGTTTGGTTTGATTAATGAAATAGTCAGATTAACCAACGTCATTATGAGTACAGAAAAAGGATGGGAAACAATTCCTTTTGACGTAGCGGTGAAAAGAGAAATCTTAGATGAAGATGAAGAAGCCGAAACTCTTTCATCCTTGGTTTTTTTTACTGCAATCTCCAAGGTTGCTCCGAAGGATTTGAAAAATTCTTTCTTGGAGATGGCAGGAGCGTTACGAAATTGGGAAATTTCATCCTTGGACTGTACGGCGTTTCAGAATGGCTTGCCGATACAGACAAAGCCAGAAACTATTGGCAAGAAGGTGAAGGAATCATCCATCATTGCTTAGAAAAATTAAGTAATGCCTGGTTTGGTGAATTTATCAAGGAAAGTGGCGGCAAATGGACGGATGCTAATGAATACAGGAATCGTCATTTAATAAAAGCAATCAGTAATAGATCACTTTTTTAAAAGAGAGAAAAATGGCAACCAAAAGTGTTATTCAGATTGACGTTTTAGACGAATCTTTTAAGAAATTTCAACAAGCATTTGATAAATATCAAGCCGCACTTAAAAAAATGCCTGGTGATTGGCAAAAGGTCAATCAGGCATCAGCAGGTGGCGCACAAGCGTTAAACAAGCACCTAGAAAAATCTTTAAAGAATCTGCAAGACTTTGATAAGAAAGTCAAAGATGCAAACAAAGATTTAAAAGAAACCGAAAAATCCACAAGTAATATTGCCCAAAACTTGGCTAATAGCGTTGTTTCGCTTGCCAGGTGGGTTACGCTAGGTTCAATTGGCGGTGGCTTTGGATTGGGCGCATTAGGCGCAAGCGCAAGCGATTACCGCAGACAAGCGCAAGGATTGGGTATTTCTACTGGCGGATTAAGAGCCGCAAACGTCAATTTGGGGCGTTATATCAACCCAGGACAGGTTTTAGGCAACATTGCTGATATACAGAATGACCTATCAAGAAGTCCGATTCTGAGCCGTTTAGGGCTTGTTGCAGGGCAAAATGCGGAACAAGCATTGCCAACAATTATCACCAATGCCATCAAGCTATTTAATCAGGGAGGAAAAACAAGCCAATTTGCTCAAGCAATGGGATTAACCCAAGTTTTCAGCTTAGAAGAATTGCGCCGTTTGTCTTCACTCAGCCAAAAAGAATTACAAGAAACTTTCAAAAGATTAAAGCAAGACAGGGATACATTGTCGGTTGACGATGAGACAAGTCGCAAATGGCAGGATTTTTGGGTTCAACTCAAACGATCTGGTAATGATCTTGAAACCAAATTAATTGACAAACTGGTTGCCCTTGCACCTGCTTTTGAAAAAGTATCCGAAGGAATTACAAAATTCATAACAAGTTTGCTTGATAGTCCAGATTTAAAAAAATGGATTGAAAACTTGGGTGAAAATATTGGTAAATTTGGCGAATATCTAACATCGCCTGAATTTAAGCAAGATGTTGCAGAATTTTACAATTCCATAAAAAGTTTTGGAATTACGGTGATGAACGCCGTCAATTTCATTCAGGATTTGCTTAAAACGCCTGAACAAAGAAATGCAGAATTAAAAGCAAAAGGAAAATTAACTCCTGAAACAATGAGTTATTCCATGTCAACAAGATTTGCTCAATTTTTGTACGAACATGGTCTTTATGCAAGCGGTCAACAAGATAGCCCTGAAATGGCTAGATTTAAACAGGAAATGGCAAAAACTTCGCCTACTGTCGGTTCAATAGCTGAAAGGTTTATGAATCCTGGTAATTTGAGAGTTCCTGGAAGTGCAACACAATTTCAAAAATTTTCTTCAAATGAGGAAGGATTAAGGGCAATGGCTAAACAATTATTACGCTACGAACGGCGTGATAATTTAGATACCGTTGAAGGTATTGTCAGCAAATATGCGCCATCTTCCGAAAATAATACTCAAGCCTATATTAAAAGTGTTTTGGCTAGAACTGGATTTGCGCCTGGTCAGCACTTAAACTTAGAAAATCCTGCGGTTCTTTCTAATTTAATGTCAGCTATGACAAAACAAGAAAACTCAAGAAGCAACTTTACCGCAAGTGATATTCAAAGAATTTTAATTCAAGATTTTACTGGTGGTAATATAATTATAACAACCAATGGAATGAAGTGAGGATTGTATGAGTTCTTTTGGTCAAACCGCATTTCAAGCCGCATACGAAATATCGCCCATTATTTTGCAAAATGGAATTGCGCAATTTATTCCTGGCGGATTGTTGCCGATTACTGTTTTGACTGAAATGTTTGATATTCCAGGAATTGAAGAAGGTCAATTTTTTGCGCATTACAAGCCTTTGCCTGGAAGCACATTAGCAGATTGGCAGGTAGCTGAATATCCATTTTTTAGTTTGCAGATGGCGGCTAATGCGGTTGTTCAAATGCCTTTAAAAGTTAGTATGCTGATGGTTTGCCCTGCGCAAAATGATGGCGGTTATTTAATCAAGCAAGCTATTTTGACCGCTTTACAAACAGAAATTCAAACGCACATATCCCAAGGCGGTACATTTACGGTTATCACCCCTGCTTACACCTACACCAATTGCCTTTTAACAGGCATCAGGGACGTTAGTAGCGCAGGTGACAAGCAAGTACAACTGATGTATCAATGGGACTTTGTACAACCTTTAATTACCGTTACTGGGGCATTGCAGGTTTTGGGGTCGCTATTGCAGAACATTGGTGCAGGTAATCCAGTACCTACTAATATAACTTCTACTATATCAAGTTGGTAATATGACTACATTCGTTGCATTTAACCCATCGCCAAATCAGCCGTTTCAATTTAATCCTACTTTGGATGGTCAAACGTACATTGCAACTTGTACTTGGAATGTTTATGGGCAAAGGTATTGCGTCAATATTTATAACAATTTTAGGACTTTAATCGTTAGCAGACCAATTATTTCATCTCCTGATGATTATGATATTAATCTGGTGTTTGGTTATTTCACTACTTCATCTTTGGTTTACAGAGCAAGTAGTGGAAACTTTGAGATTAATCCATAAATGCGTTTTTACAACATTGTCATAAGCCCAGGATCGCAAAGTCAAACGGCTTTTCTACCTATAACCTATTCTTCAATGGTTATACCTGGTATTGTGCCAACTGGATTAGACAATACATCAGCACTCAGAGTCGATTTAGATATTTTTCAAACTTGGTATCATCAGCCGTCACAAATTGGAACGGTCAGGATTTATGGCGTTTCATTCCAAGATTTAAACCAATCTGCTAATTTTAACGGCGCAAAAATTCAAATTTCTGTTGGAATGTCTGCGGGGTTGCCTTTTGCAGATCAATTTCAAGCAGGATTAATTATTGATGGAACAGTAATTCAGGCGTTCGGAAATTGGCAAGGAACTCAAGTTGTTCTTAATTTGCAAGTCGCCCCCGCAACCTATAACCCAAGTGCTAATGCCAACATCATTTTGGATTGGAAAATGGGTCAACCATTACAGTCAGCCGTTGAAAGTTCTTTGTCAATATCTTATCCAGGCGTTCCAGTTTATGGAGAATTTAGCCCAAATCTTGTATATACAGAAAATGTAACTGGTTACTATCCTAATTTGGAATCATTTTGCAAATGGGTTAACGACACTAGCAAAAATATTATTAAATTACCAAATTACATTGGCGCAAGTGTGGCTAATTCTGCCATTGGCTTTGTTTTGACGGACGGAACAACACCTGCAACTGAATCAGCGGCTATCAATTATTGGGATTTAATTGGTAATATTACTTGGATTGATGTTGCTACCGTTCAAGCAAAATTGGTTATGAGGGCGGATTTGAATATTGGAGATAGCATTATCTTTCCTGCGGGAAGCCCAATTACAAATACAGTTGCAAGTTTTTCTCAATATAGAAATCTTGTTTCCTTTGATGGCATTTTTACAATAACGCAGATACGTCATGTTGGAAATAGTCGCCAAGCAGATGCAAACAGTTGGGTAACTATTATTGATTGCGTTATTCCTGGCGTGCCTTTAACATTGGATGAATTATGAGCCAGGCACAAAAAACACCGTTTGCGAGGACGATGAATGATTTTTCTCAACAAAAGATTGAGAATAATATTAATTCGCTTGGGAAAGTATTACCTTGTTCGGTCGTTTCTGTTGAAGGGGCAATTGTTACGGTCAATTTTGAGGTTTACAGTACATTAAATACCCCATTACCCCCAGTAACTTGCGCAACTATTGGAAGCCAATATATTCGTACCCCCATACAAGTAGGTGATTTGGGAATTTGTATTTCGGCAGATGTTCGACTTGGTGGAATTAATGGATTGGGAGCAGGTTTAGCCCCCTTAGATTCACCTGCAAGCAATTTGGGTGCTTTGGTATTTGTTCCAATTGGAAGTTCTTTGTGGGAAGAAGTAAACCCCTTGGCGGTAGTTATTCAAGCACCAGATGGGGCAAGTCTTGCAGATACCGCAGGTGATAATTCTATTGTGGTTACAAATACTGGAATTCAAGTATCTAGTTCAACAAGCCTTACTTTATCGGTCGGTTCTAATACAATCTCAATAACATCATCTGGAATAAGTATTACTGGTACTTTGACCATAAACGGCAAACCATTCTTGGCGCACCAACATACTGGAGTTACCACAGGAAGCGGTGTTTCAGGGGGAGTATCACCATGAGAAGCTACGGACAAGATCAAAACGGAAATTGGGTAGAAATTACCGAAACTTCTTATATTTGGTTGGCAACATTGATTCAAACTTTGCGCTTAACCCAAGGGGAAAGCCCAGTTTATGGAAATTACGGCATACCAGGGCAAAACTCTGTTATGACCCAAATTGCGCCTGATGTTGCCTTAAATAGAACACAATCCCAGTTCGCACCTTATTTTGCAAGTTTAACAATTCTTAGACAACAAAACGCAACGCAACCAACTTACAATATTAAGGCGGTTTTCCAAAATGGGACGACAATCCAAACTACGGTAGTGAGTTAAAAAATGGCACAACTAACAACGGCAGGTGCAGTACCAACTAGCCCAACGGATTTATTAAACGCAGAAATAGCGGCGGCAACCGCATTATCCCCAGGATTGACCGCAAATTTGCCTGGTTCACTTGTCGAAGATATGGCATCAACCGCAGTCGGTGCGGTAGTTATTCAAGATCAAGCATTTGTTGACTTGGTTAATTCGATTTCCCCCTATACCGCTAACCCATTTATTCTTTACGAATTGGGTGCGGTTTACGGCGTTACGCAAGGCGTAGGCAATAATACATCGGTTTATGTAACTTTTATTGGTACGCCTGGGTTTGTAATTAGTGCAGGATTTGTTGTTTCTGATGGAACGCATCAATACACAGTACAAGACGGTGGAATTGTTTCTGCAAGTGGTCAAAGTGCCGCCCTTTACTGTTTGGCAAATAATGCAGGTTCTTGGGCAGTTCCAATTGGTACAGTCACAACTATCGTTACTTCCATACCATCAGGAGTTACCCTAACTTGCACAAATGAATCGGCAGGTGTTCCAGGCGCAACTGCTCAAACAATTCAAAGCTATCAGGCGCAAGTAATTCAGGCGGGACAAGCAATTGCCACAGGTATGCCAACATTCCTGAAAACTCAACTTCAAAAAGTATCGGGAGTTCAGCCAAATTTAATTTCTGTACGTCAACCAACATCTGGTACGGCTTGGGAAGTTATTGTTGGCGGTGGAGACCCTTACGAAGTGGCAAATGCCATTTATACAGGATTGTTTGATATTTCTAATCTGGTTGGTTCTACTTTTCAAGTAACCAACATTACAAACGCATACCCCGCCGTTGTGACGATTAATCTGAATCATGGCTACACAACTGGTCAAGTTGTTCAAATTACTGGCGAAACTGGAATGTCAAACGTCAATGGCAATAATTTTGTTGCTATCGTTATTGATGAAAAAACTTTTAGCCTTAATGTAAAAATTTCAACCATAACTTGGTCAGGTGGTACGGTTACAGTTACAACAGCTTCCCCTCATGGATTGCCAACTGGAACAACTTCGGGAACGATTTACGGATGTACCCCAAGTGCTTACAACGGTTCTTACACATTCACAAGAACAGGCGCAAGCACCTTTACTTATCCTTTGGCATCAAACCCTGGAACTGCTACGGTTTTGGGTTATACGCCCTTTGATTCGGCTTCTCAAGGGGCTTGGACAAGCGGGGGTGTGGTAACTCCTAACTTTAGGAATGTAACGGTATCAATCAATAATTACCCCGATACTTACAACATTACTTTTGTAAACCCTCCTCCTCAAACGGTGACGGTTACATTGCTTTGGAATACCATTGCGGTTAACTATGTATCAACAACTGCAATTGCTTCTACTGGCATACCTGCAATTGTTGCTTATATCAATTCAATTCCAGTAGGTCAGCCAATTAGTATTTTTGATTTACAAATGGCATTTACGACTGCGGTAGCTTCGTTATTAAATGTTAGCCTAATTTCAGAAATGCAATTTACAATAACAATCAATGGGATAACAACTTCACCATCAAGTGGTCAGGGAGTAATTTATGGAGACCCTGAAAGTTATTTTGAAACGACTAATGGTTTGGTAACTATTACACAAGTATGATTTCCCAAATACTACCTGCTTATCTTTACCAACAATACCAGGGTGGTACTGCGCCCCCTGCTTTTACAAATGGTCAATCAGCGATTGCGGGATTTGGTATTGCAGGAGAAGCTATTGCAGGTGCAAGTTCATTAACTCAGCCAGTTCCTTATGTTGAATCATTCTTTGATGCTTATAACGCAACTGCACAAAGTTACTTAGATCAAATTAATTCACTTAATTTGCCAATCTATACAAAATTAAGTTATCCATTATTAGATTGGGTTGGAAATTCTTTGTACGGTCAGCCTCGTCCTACTTTGACGTTGAACAATATTCAATTGGTCGGCGGTACTTACAACGCTGATTTGTACGATACCCAGGTTTATGACGGCGTAAAGATTCAAATTAATGGTATTGCAATTACTGCTATTAGTTGGACAAATGGAATTGTTACGGTCACAACTTCTGCATCTATCGCAGTTCCAACAGGCGTACAGTTTGTTGGATACATTTACGGATGTACTCCTAATGCGTATAACGGTTTATATCAATGTACTCAAACTGGAACTTATACCTTTACCTATAATTTATTAAATAATCCAGGTAGTGAAACAGTTCTAGGAATTGTTCAATTATCTGCCGAAACTGTAAGTGATGACATTTACCAAAGATGTATTACTTGGAATTTCTATAAAGGCGATGGATTTCAATTTAATATTAATTGGCTAAAAAGAAGAATAATTAGATTCTTAACAGGCGCAAATGGCGTTGCACCTGAGATTGATAACACCTACAATGTCAGCGTAACTTTTCAATCTGGAAACAATGTTCTAATCACGATTCCAAATACTTTTGAATCTTCGGTGGCTATTTATTTAGCATCGGCTTTGAATTCAGGAGTATTACAACTGCCGTTCCAGTACATTTTTACAATTGCTTATTAAAGGGTTAGTATGTCTGTTTTAATATTTGCTAACAACGCTAAAACAACCCTTTCAAGTGCGTTGACCAGTTCTGCTACGACTGTAAATGTGGCATCAGGAACAGGCTCATTGTTCCCCAATCCATCTGGAACACAATATTTCATTTTGACTTTGGTCGATGCGGCAACTGGTTTGCTTAATGAAATCATGTGGTGTACTGCTAGATCAGGCGATTCTTTAACAGTCGTTCGTGGTCAAGAAGGCACTACTGCAAAATCCTGGTTGCTTGGTGATTATGTAAATTGTTTTCCAACTGCGGGAACGCAAGCTACTTTTGTTCAGCCTGACCAAGTTCAAAAAGGGACTTATGGTTTTGCAACTGCCGCAGGAACTGTAAACGCATTAACTGCATCTGTTGCATCTGATTTGAGTTCAATGCCTGACGGTATGCCCATGATTGTTGAGGCAACTGGTGCAAATACTGGGGCGGTTACTCTTAATTTGACGATGGGAAGCACAATTACTGGAGTTTTCCCAGTAGTTAAAGGAAGCAATAGTGCTTTGGTTGCAGGTGATATACCGATTGCAGGTTATCCAATTCAATTAAATTGGTCGTTAACTCTCAATTCTTGGGTTATTCAAAATCCTGCATTGGGTATTGATACGATTCCCACAGGCGTAATTTTCACATTTCCTTGTACAACTGCACCCGCAGGATATTTAATTGCTGAAGGACAATTGGTTTCAAGAACTACTTATGCAAAACTTTGGGCATTTGCTCAGAGTTCTGGAAATATTGCGGCAAGTGATGGCGCATGGGTTCAAGGTCAATTTAGCCCTGGCGATGGTTCTACTACTTTTAGGCTTCCACAATTAGGTGGATATTTTATTAGGGTTTTAGATAACGGCAATGGAATAGACCCAGGTCGTTCAATTGGAACGGTGCAAGGCGGTCAAAACGTATCCCATACGCATACTGCTTCAGTAACTGACCCTGGTCATACTCATGCCGTAAATTTTAATGACCCAGGCCACCATCACACATACGGGTTAAGTGGAAATCAAAATCAAACTTTATCTGGTGGGCCAAGTCTAGCAAATTTAGGTGTTACAACAACTAACACAAGTACAGAATTTACTAATATTTCAGTATCAAACGCAACCAATACAACAAGCATTTCAGTCACAAACTCATCTCAAGGGGGGTCTGAAACAAGACCTATTAACATTGCTTATTTATATTGCATCAAGTATTAAGGAGTTATCATGTCAACATTAAATTATGGAAGCCCAATTACAGGCACGTTAGCGACAACAACTGCCGTTGCAACAATTCCTAATACACCCTTTCCTTTGACTATTGTTTTAAATTCTGCCGCAGGTGGTAGAGCAATTCAATTGTCAGTTGACAATGGTGCAACTTATTATTCAGCAGTAACACCAACTGCGACACAAACAGGACAAATTTATTACGTTTTGACTTTCCCAGTTACCAATATTAAATTTACTGGTGCGGCTAACGACACTTATTCAATTTTGTCTTAATGTATAACTTAACCCTTTTATTTGCAAATCAGGCGCAAACAACGCTTGCGTTGCCAGTTTCCAGTACGGCTACGACTATTCAGGTCGCAAGTGGTACAGGTTCTTTTTTTCCTGCGCCTGGTGCAAATCAAGGGTTATTGTTAACCTTAGTTAATGCGACAAATCAATTAATTGTTGAAATTGTTCTTTGCACAAATATAACAGGCGATGTTTTAACTGTTCAAAGAGCGCAAGAAAGTACGGTCGCACAATCTTGGAGTAGGGGTGATTTTGTCATCAACATGATGACTTCAGGAACTGCAAACACTTTTCCTCAATTGTATGGATTGGAAAACCAACTTTATAGCGCATCTTTTATCAGCATGGCAACCGAAACTGGTCAGGTTACTACCTTGCCAGTTAACGCCAATGATTTGGCAAACAAACAATATGTTGATTCGGTCAGCGGTGCGGCGGCTTCTAAATATGAGTGCCAATGCGCAACAACTGCAAATATCACCCTTTCAGGCTTGCAAACGCTTGATGGATACACAACTTTAGCCAACGATAGGGTATTGGTCAAAAACCAAAACAACAATGCTTATAACGGTATTTGGGTTGCTAGTACGACTGCTTGGATTAGATCAAGCGATATGGATAATTGGTCGCAAGTTCCAGGTGCTACTACTTTTGTGCAAAATGGCACGTTGTATGCTAATACTGGTTGGGTGGCTATTACTTCAGAAACTGGTACGATTAATACAACGCCTATTATTTGGAGTCAGTTTAGTGGTCAAGGAACATATACCGCAGGAACAGGGCTTACCCTCACAGGAACACAATTTAGCATTACAAATACTGGTGTTACCCCTGGTTCTTACGGTGTGGCTAGTTCTGTTCCTACTTTGGTTATTAATTCGCAAGGACAAGTAACAGGCGCATCTAATACGCTGATTAGCATTTCTGCGGGACAGATTAACTCAGCAATTCCAAATTCTGGACTTGCCAACAGTTCGATCACAATTGGGTCAACTTCGGTTTCTTTGGGTGGTACGCTGACAACCCTTGCAGGTACGTCTATTAGTGGTTCTACTAATACGTTGACCAACATACCCAATTCAGCCTTGGTTAATAGTTCTATCACCATCAACGGCAACAATGTATCGCTTGGCGGTAGTACAACGGTGACGGCGGTTAATCCTTATGCTTTAACCATTGGCTCTGGTTTGACTGGCACAAGCTACAACGGTTCAGCGGCGGTCACAATTGCCCTGGCAAATGTCGGAACGGCAGGAACATACGGTTCAGCAGGTTCTACGGCGGTTATTACGACCAATGCTTATGGTCAGGTCAGTTCAGC